CTCGGCGCTCCACAGTCGGTTCTGGACAAGGTTGATCGCAGTCTGTGCAAGCTCGATGGTGTCTCGAGGTGTGAGCTCAGGAGGGGTGATAGCAATCTGGTATTCACCGTCAATGATGTTGCCGATTGCCTTATCCTTGTTCTCCCACACGCGTGCGCACACTTCCCATACCTGCTGAATCCAGCTGTAAAGGAGCTTGCGCTTAGGGGAGATACGAGCTTCGTAGTTAGCCATAAGCTGCGCAATAGCACGGCTTGATCCAAGAACGCTGGACGGTGCAAGTCCAAGTAGAAGATCGTTCAAGCCAGAGGCGACTGCAAGTTCACGGTCGATACGCTTGTTGTAATCCTCTACTTGGAACTGAGGAATGAATGGGTTGATGGATTCAATGCGGTTCCCGGCCCCAGGGGTAGCGACCTGGTTTGGCTTCGGGATGGCGTTAGCCGGGACCTCATCGGGAGCCTCAGCGCCTACGAGCTGCCACATCTGACCGCCAACGACGGAGTGGATCATCTGGGCTTGCGCCGTGATCTTCTCGTCCTTCTCCCGGAGGAGCTGCTCGATGTCGTACAGCTCAGGCTTGCCGTATGGGCTGCCTGGGATCATGCTGTTCCGGAGCATGACGTAAGGGATGACCCCCTCAAGCTCAGGGTGCTCAGTGCGCTTCACGACGGTGTTGCCGACGATGATGGCGTTGCACACGAGCGGTGGCTTGCCTGGGGCAGTAGGGTGCTTGTACCAGTAGTCCATGATCTCGATCTTCATCTGGTCGTATGCCGTCTGGTATCGGATCGGATCGCGGTGGTAGCTATTCAGGTAGATGCTGGCGATTGGGTCGTCATGCGTGCTGGACGAGGTGTATGGGAACCACTGGTTGCCATCTCGTACAGGGATCACATCAACGCCCCACTCCTCGAGCACAGCCTGCGGCGACAGGCCGTAGCTGTAAAGCGCCCAGTCTACACGAGTATAGTCAGAGCTGCCGTAGCCAACGTAAAGGTTCTCTGGGGTATCAACGATCTGGATGCGTGGCATCTTCTTGACAGGGTCCCAGAAGACCTTGGCCGCAGTGTTGCCGTACAGAGCCTTGAGGAGAGTGGCCTCTTCGAGCTTAAGGTCAAAGTCGTTGGCGTCCCACCATGCGTAGAAGAGTCGCTCCCGGCGTGCAGCCTGGTTGCGCTCATCCTCAGATGAACCGGTAGGAACGTAGTTAACCACCGGCGTAACAGCCTGAAGCGATGCTGGGATATGCACATAGGATGCATGCAGGTTAACAGAAACGTGCGAGCGTCCTGACAGCCGTGCGCTTGGGTCTTCCGCCCAGTGGTCAGCACCGCCAAGTGTGAAGGTGTTAGGATGGAAGTAGTGGTCGTATCGTCGGTAGATTGCGCGCATGCGGTTCTGTTCCGGCTCAACCATCTGCTTGCGGTTCATTGCCTCAAGAGCAAGGAGGAAGTTCTCGTTCTCCTCAGCTACCTCACCAAGCTGGTTGAGGCGCTGGCGCTCCAGGGACATGCCCTTCTTCTGCTCGGCGGTGAGTGCCTGCAGTCTGTCGAACTTTGGATTGATCTTGGCAACACGCATCTTGCCGCCGGAGATGACGGCATCGTTGATCGTGCGGCCTGAGCCTGCTCGCTTCGTGCGACCATTGGCAATAGCGCTGGGGAGTGCGCGTGCCTTACGGCCCTTCGTAGCGGCTGGTGTAGCCTCTGTCTTGATTGGAGTGCCAGGAGCAGCAACGGCTGCGGTCTTCTGGCCACGGATCTCTTTACGAGCAGTATCGATGGCCTTCTTGATGCCCTCGATGTTTGAACGGGTGACGACGTTAGGATCAGTCGTGATTAGAGAAGGTACTTCCTTCCCGTCCACGAATGACCCAGAGGTCATCTTTAGTTTGTCTTTAGGCATTTGCAATCTCCCCAAAATAACTGAACACAGGCTTCGTCACCGGGTTCGAAGGATTTCTGGTCGCGTGCCTCACCGACAGCGCCAGTGCCATTACGGCATCAGTTTCCAGCTTCTTGTCATCTAGCTTGTAGCCCAGCAGCTGGCGCCGGAGCTCCATCCAAGCACCTCTACGTGGGAGCTTGAGCTGTTGCCGATCAATCACGGCTTTAAGGTCTGCCAGAAGTTCGAGCTTCTTGGCCCTCGTACCGCCAAAGTCGTAGTCCCTTAGCGGCTTGATGATGCTGAACTCCTGGCGGAAGAGTTTCCCGCCAAAGCCAGTCGAGTCGATGGTGCTTGTGCATGCAGCGCCATCCTGGTTGTAGAGCAGGTGCCCCTCTCGCACCATGTTCACCACTGCCGGGATTGTCTGCTTGCCAACCTTACGTCGGCACCGCACACCTACCATCATTTCACGCTCCGTGTAGTCAATCGTGATTGCCCACGTTGCGTCAGACGAAATGCCAGGGTCCACGCCCTGGGAGTACCTGCGTCCCTTGGTCGGAGCGATCTCTTCCTCAAAGTCCACAAAGCACTTGTCAATCATGTCTGCGTTGAAGTACGCATCTCTTGCCTCGATGAAGTATCCGTCGATGTTCTGTGGTACCAGGTACTCTGCCTGTTGACGGACGATGGAGTCGAACGTCTCTGAGTTTAGGCCATACCCTACGTTGTTCCTAGTCGAGAGACGGAAGCTCATGAACTGGTCATCACGTCCTGGGTTATCTGGATTGCCCAGCTCCCACAGGTCTGCGTAGTCGTTGATGCCCTCAGTTGGTGTGCCAATGAAGTGTAGCTGTCCACCTGTCGAGAGTCGTCGGAGGTTCAGAACCTCTTGGTAGATCATGAGTAGGTGTGGCTCGAATGCTGCCTCGTCGAACGAAATGCCATTCATGTCCTTGCCCAGGAGTGCCTTAGCCTTATCCTGGGTGGTGCGGAAGTGGATGTTTGCTCCGCCGAAGATTGGATCAACCTTGATCCACAGGTACTCGCCACGCCACTTTTTCTCAAAGTTGTAGACTGGACCGATCTCTTTCACGATTGGGCATCCCCTACCTCGTTGGGCGGGATGGCCTCCTTGAAGAAGCATCGATAGTTCCCTATGCACCAACTCAGCAGTTTCCTGCTGGATACCAATGTGATACCATTCGTAAGGCTCGGTAGTCCAACGTTCTGCGTCCTCAATGGACCCAGCTGTCGGGGGACGAAGTCCCAGCTTGTAGGTGGCAGAGTGCAGGACTCCAACCGCCATCCCCAAAGTCTTACCAGCCCGGTTACCGGCGCTGCATACAGTGGTCAGGTATTTGGGCCTGAACCCTGTCTCATCACGGGCAACCATACCTTCTAGCCAGGCCAGTTGGCCCGGATTGAGATTGACACCTAGCCAGCGAGAGGCAAAGAAGCCGATGTCGGTTCGACCTCTGGCCAAATCTTGGGCAATCTCAGCATTAATATTCAAGCAGTTCTTCCTTTGTTTCGAGCGCTAATCGCCTTAGCCTTAGCCTTAGCGTCAGCTTTGCTGCTAGCTCCCCACGCCTGAAGTGAGAGCAGGAGACGCGTCGGTCGCCCCTTAGAGTCTCGCTCCGGCCCAGGCATGTTACCCATGCGGGCCAGGAACGACGCTCGACGCGGATTGTCGCCAGACTTAACCGGCGCCTTGAGCGTGCCTCCCTTGTAGGAAGCACGCCCCTTAGCATTCAGCCCACCTGCAGGGTTCTTACCTTCCTTGCGGGTCCAGGCTGGAGTTTTAGCCACGCTGGGCTACGGTGCGCTGTCCGGCCTTGTTAGTGCCAAAGAGAGTCTTGCCTCCCTTAGGAAGCTTCTTTCCCTTTGCTGGCTTAGCCTTAGGCTTGGCCTTAGCCTTACCTTTTCCTTTAGCGTCCTTCTTGGCATACATGTCCATGAGGAACGCTGGAAGTTTCTTACCTGGCATGATATCTCCTTAAATCTTCAGCTTTTTGCCGCCCATCCGACCGGAACCCGATCCACCAGAGCCGCCTTTGTCTTTTAAAGATGCGCCATAGATCAAGTCAAACCCAGCACCAATGCCGCCGATACTAAGGAAGGTAGGGCCTCCGCCAAACCCAACAGTCGGCCTAGGGCCCACTTTAGGATTTGGCTGAACAGCTGGCTTGCTGACATCGTCATACATAGGACCTGTGGTCCCAGGGTTGCTAATGCCAGTTTCCATTAAGCCTTTGACCTTGTCTTCGAATCCAGGAACAGAGATAACCGGTCGAAGTGGCAATGGCCTGTTCCACTTTGGTGCAGGCATTATCGGCCCCTTCCTGTCTTAACTGTCACCTGACGAGTCTTAGGCAGCGAGCTCATTGGTACTCCTGGGGTTCGCTTTCGAGGAACCGTATAGGTAATCTTCGAAAGGTCAGGCTTGATAGGGCTTGGCTGGCTCTTACGCTTGCCGCCCATTATCGGCCTCGTGCGTTTCCGCCACGCGGAGCCGGACGACGGGTCTGGCGAACGCCACCCCGCTCAAGTTCGTCTCTGCCTGATGGTGTTACGCGCCAGTTGCCATCAGGACCCTGGACAGTCCATGGCTCCTTCGGCTTTGGTGTCTTCGGCTCAGGCTTCTTTGGCATTGCTGCGCCAGGTCCACCTGGGTTAAGGGCTGCGCGTGCCTCGTTGTCGTTCATCATAACGCCCTTAACTACTGTGATCTTCTTCCCGCTAGGAAGTGTCATGTAGCCATTTCCGCGCTCCTTCGACTTACGCTTTGGAACGTTAAGGGTACCAAGTGCGTTTCGGAGGTTGTCAATCTGTGACCAGATCTCGCGCTCCTTCTGGCCATTGACCCCTGGCTTGTTTGTGAGCTTGACCAGCAGGTTGATCTGCTTCTTAATGTAATCCTTATCGTTCTTGTACGTTGGGGCCACCTTTGGCTTTGGCTTTGGCTTTGCTGTCATGATTATTCTCCTTTATTTCCGAACGCAACATCGTCCGGATTAAGCCAGCGGAGGATGACTGGTAGTACGGCTGCCAAGCCCGCTGCCGCGAGCGAGCGAATGCCGTCACGGTTAAGGTCGAGAACGCCGTCCCCAAGCACAATCAGCTGGGCGACTACTGCGGCAAGGAATGAACGTCCCCAGGACGCCAATACTGCCTTAAGTTCCTTGTTCATTTTCTACCTCCTCTGCGATCAGAGTGTATGATCCGCCCCCGAGAATCCCAGCCATTGCGACTGCGAGACCTCGATCTGCGTTCTTTTCCTTTCTTCGGTCCAGCATTTCCTGGGCCCGGAGTCCCTCCGACAGTGTCGGAACTAGATCCCCGTTTTCGACCATCTTGAACACGTATCCGCTTACAAGCCTGGCCAAGTCGTTGTTTGTAGCCTCAATCTTTACCGCCTGCTGCACCTTCTTGGCTACTTCCCTACGAGCACTCATGTGCTCTTCGGTAAGGTGCTGGCGCTTGTGGTTTCCTAAGGTGATCCTGCTGATGTAGGCGTTCTCTGCCTTTAGCCACAGACTGATCTTGATGTCGGACATGCCCTCTGTCATCTTCCGGTTGATCACGTCTACCAATGGACTGGCGCATACCGCGCACTTGCTGAGCAACTTCATCAGGCAATGGCGATCACGTTAAGTGAAGTATATGATGTGGTAAGGGACAAGCCGTTGGTGGTTTGGTTTGTGCCATACAACTTAATCTTCCTGGCAGAAGTTGAGTCGGCTGTCCAGATGTCCATAAAAGAAACTGATTGGCCGCGTCCGCTAGTGCCAAAGTTCTCTGCGCGTGTGAACCCAAGTTGTTCGATCTGACTGTTAGATGAGTCAGTAACATCAACCCGCACAAACGAATATTGGATAGTTGTTGTGTTAATAGAGACGTATCCGCTGTATGTCACTAGGAACTTCTGCCCGACGAACGCAGGAGTGAAAGATACTTCCTGGCTTGTCAATGCGTAGTATGTACCAGCTGT